CGGCAGCCACGCGCTTCAGCGAAATAACCCACTCGATTTCGTATAAGGGCAACCGCGCCAACATGGCACTGCGCTCGAATGACACCTGGATGCAGGTTTACTGCTACCCGTGGGGCAATAGTTACATCGCCGGGACGGGAGCTTCGAGCGTCAATACCAACCTGCGCGATACCGGCGACGTTTACCACCTGTTGCCTGTGGAGCTACACGACAACATCGGGAACCTATGGGGGGCGCTGGACGGCATCTATTACATCTCCGGATTCAACAACGCTGTCGAGAACACTCTGACCCTAGCCGGTGTGCCCCATGTAGTGATCCAAGACGTGGGGCGCACCGGACATGCCGACTACTACGCAATGAGGCTCGACACCTGATGAGCAACTACACCGGGACTGCCAATGACCTGACCGCGCTGCGCCAAGCGCTGATTACCGCCTGCACGGGCGAGGGCTGGGCATGGGATGGTGTCAACGAGGTGTTGAGTAAGGGCCTGCTGTTCGCCCGGCTGACCATCTCCAGTATTGGCATCAGCCTGATGGGAAGAACCAGTGCGACCGCTGGCGATGCACCCTACGCGGTGCGCATCGGACAAATGTTCAGCCGGAGCGGATACCCGACGTTCGAGATTACCTACCCGGCGGCCTATGAGATTTTCCTGTTCGCCCAGGAGGTCTACATGGTCGTCAACTACGGAGTGGACCGTTACCAGTGGTTGGCCTTCGGTCAGTCCACGGTGTCCGGTCTTGCCGGCACTGGGATGTGGGTAGGAGCCTCACTAGGCTCAACTCTGGTTCTTGCAGCGCCGGGGTATCACAACGCGCCCATCAACATAAGTCCCACTGGCGGTGGCGAGCAGGGCGGCTACGGAGAGATCTCCACAGGACTGTTCTGGGGGGATGGCTTTAGCGTCAGGCCGCAAAGCTTAGGTGGGTGGGTTCATTCCGGATTTGATGGTGACGGCTGGCGGTTGGGCAACGGGACGAACGACCAGCCGCTCGGCATCGCTCCTCTGGTGCCCCTGATCGGTATTTTACCGAACGCTTGGAACAGTGAGGCTGTACTGCTGCCGATTCGCGCATACAAACTCAGGCCCTCAAACAAGATCAGCCTCGTGGCGGATCTAGAGCATGCTCGCTATACGCGCGTCGATAACTACGCCCCCGGCGAAATCATCACCATTGGCAGCGTCCGCTGGAAAGTTTTGCCCTGGCATCGCAAGAACGCTAATGCGCGCAACGGAGGTGTAGGCATCGATCATACCGGCACATTCGGATGGGCCATCCGCTACGAGGGGCCGTGATCCATGGCCGTACTCACTGCTCAGATTGCGCGCCCTACACAGGGAGGGTTCGATAGCCCATTGTGGGCAGCCGATCTGTACCGCCGTGCCTTCATTGAGCAACCCTTTGAGTCAGAAGCCCAGCGCTGGCCTGGTGGCTCTGCGTTGGTTCCTCACTGGCCCGTCGAGGCCAATGGTCGCCCCATCGTCGCTCAGCGCTGTGGCGCTTTCCTCGACGACTTCTACTACCGCATACACATCTCTCCGTCCCTGCTTGACCTCGGTAACGTCGTTTCAGCCCAGACAACGGCCGTCTATCTCTGGAATGCTTTCTTGGAGTCGCGCACGCTGAGTGCCATCAACGGCCTCGGTGAAGGATTGCTGGTCAGCGGCCAGCCTGCAGCGCCGCTGCTGTTCCCAGCCCTGAAAGAGCTGCAGTGGCAGGTAACCGTTACCCCGGATGGTCAGCCGGTGCTGGACACCACCGTCGAATGGGCTTTCGACAACGGTGCCGAGGCTGGCCTGCGGATCACAGCCAACCGCATCATTGCCTGGTCCTTCGCCCCGGACTGGGCCGATGGTGTGATTGAGCGTCTGACCTGGGCAACCGACATTCTTCAGTCCGAATCCGCTGTTGAGCAGCGTCGAGCGATCCGCCTTTCGCCGCGGCGCGAATTCGAAGCCTCGATGTACGTTGAGGGCCGCGAACGACAGCTGCTCGATCTGGCCTTATTTGGCTGGGGTTCGCGCGTCTGGGCGCTGCCGATTTGGCACGAAGTGCAGCTGCTCGGTGTCGGTGTGTCGGCCGGGGCACTGTCCATCATCTGCAGCACGCAGTACCTGGACTTTCGCGCGGGTGGTCTAGCCATGTTGCGCGGTGAGTCGGCCTTCACCAGTGAGACGGTGGAAGTTGACTCGGTGACGCCGGTTAGCTTGCTGCTCAAGCGCCCCACCCAGCAGACTTGGCCGGCGGGATCGCGCCTGTACCCAGTGCGCAGCGCACAACTGACTCAGCAACCGGATTTGACCCGGCTAACCGATACCGCCAGCTCCGCCGATGTACAGTTCTTGGTCGTCGATCCCTGCGACTGGCCAGCGCTGATGCCTACCACCTTATATAGAGGGCAGCCGGTGTTCGAGACCCGCCCGGATGAGGGCGAGGATCTGACTAGCAGCTACCAGCGCCTGCTCCTGACGCTGGACAGTGGTTCATCTATCCCGTTGATGACCGACACCGCTAACCGGGCATTTCCGGTGCAAGCGCACCGCTGGCTAGAGATGGGACGTACCGAGCGGGCTGCATTACGCTCCTTTATCTATGCCATGCAGGGCAGGCAGAAGTCGGTATGGCTGCCGACCCACGCCGACGATCTGACGCTGGTCGATATCGTCAGCAGCTTGGCCACCACCCTCGACATAGCCAATATCGGCTACAGCCGCTTCGCCAGCGCCAAACCGGGGCGGCGCGACATTCGCATCGAGCTGTGGGATGGCTCAGTCTATTTCCGCCGCATCACCGGCAGCTCCGAGCTGAGCAGCGACATCGAGCGAATTTCTATTGATGCCACGTTCGGCCGTCAGATCCTACCTGTCGACATTGTGCGTATCAGTTGGCTGGTGCTCTGCCGGCTCGATAGCGACACGGTCGAGATCGAACATATGACCGACAGTGAAGGCCTGGCGGCTACGCAACTGGTATTCCGTGGAGTTCGCGACGATGAGTTTTGATAGCCGCGAGCGATCGCTCGCCGATGGCCAGCCGATCCGCCTTTACCAGTTCAGCCGCGGGGTACTGCGTTGGCCTTACAACTCAAGCGATCGGGACGTCACTTACAACAATCAGGTGTTCAAAACCTTGCGCGGCGGCATCAGCGATAACGGTATCCGCCAGACCGCTGAGGCCAGCGCTGACACCTTCGTGATCACCGCTCCAGCCGATATCGAGGTAGCTCAGCTGTTTCGTGGCATGCCACCTAGTTCGGAGATCAACCTACGGGTATTCGATCTGCACTACGGCGAAATCGATGCAATCAACCGCTTCGTTGGCAGCATCAGCTCGGTGAAGTGGCCGACGCTGGATAGCTGCAACATCACTTGCAACGACATTGAGAGCAGCATGCAGCGCCCAGGATTGACCGACACATACAGCCGGTCGTGTACCACTACCCTGTATTCGCTCAAGTGCAAGGTGAACCGTGATCTCTATCGCGTCGAGACCACCCTGCAGAGCTTGAGCGGCCTGATTATCAGTAGTGGCACATTTGCCAGTTACCCGGATGGCTGGTTCTCCAGCGGCTACGTCGAATGGGCGATCGGCAGTGGTGAATATGAGCGGCGGCATATTGAGGTGCACATTGGTTCGCAGTTGCAGCTGCTCGGTGGCACCTCGGGATTGGCTACTGGCCAGGCTGTAAGGGTGTATCCGGGGTGCGACTTCCTGGATACGACCTGCGATGGCAAGTACGACAACCTGCCCAACTTCCGTGGCGATCGCCATCTTGACGGCAAGTCCCCATTCGACGGCGACCAGGTGTTCTGACTATGTGGGTACAAATCGCAATTCTCGTGGCGTCCTACCTCATTCAATACGCCACTGCGCCCAAGCAGAAAAAGCCCAAGCCGGCGCTCTTCAGCGACTTCGACTTTCCCCGTTGCGATGAGGGGACGGAGAAGTCCGTGATCTTCGGCCAGGTCTGGAGCCCCGATTGGATGGTGTTGTCCGTGCGCAATCAGCGCAGCAAGGCCATCAAGTCGAAAGGGAGTAAGAAGTGAACGGCGAACTGATCATCACCATCCAGCACCTGCATACCGTACCGACCTGGACGACTCGGCCGGGCTATTGCGCCCGTCAGTCGCGAGCCTTCTTTGCTGAGCAGGGGCTGGACTGGCTCGACTTCGTGCGTAACGGCATCCCAGCGCAACGCCTGATCGATACCGGCAACGCGCTCGCTTTGCACCTGGTGGAGCACGCACGCACTGTGGAGGCCGCCGATGGGGTCCAATAGCAAACCGCAGGTAGTGGGCTTCCGCTACTCATTCGACATCCACTTCGCGATCGGCCTGGCGATCGATGAGTTAATGGAGATCCGTGCCAGCGGCAAGACAGTCTGGAAAGGCTCAGTCACCAGCAACCAGACCATCTATATCAATGCCCCGAATCTGTTCGGTGGCGATAAGGGTGAGGGTGGTATCCAGGGCAACCTGGATGTGATGTTTGGCGAAGAGGATCAGGCGGTGAACAGCCGCTTGGCGGCGGCGCTGGGTGGGTTGGTTCCAGCCTTCAGAGGTTTTGCCGGTGGCTTTTTCTCTGGCCTGGTCACTTCGATCAACCCTTACCCGAAGCCCTGGAAGATTCTGCGCCGCCGTGCCCTGAAGGGTTGGGATGGAGCGCCCTGGTACCAGGAAAAGTGCGTGATCAGTCTGCTTGCTGGACAGATCAAGGCGATGAACGCGGTCCATATCCTCTATGAGACCTATACCAACCGCGACTGGGGCCGTGGCCTTGATCGTTCGCTGATGGATGATGTGGCATTTAGGTCGGCCGCCGACAAACTGTACAGCGAGGGTTTCGGCCTGTGTCTTGAGTGGAAGCGCAGCGGATCCATTACGGATTTCCGTGACCAGGTGTGCAACCACATTGGCGCTACGGTTGGTCCTGACCGCTTGAGCGGGCTGATCACCATCACGTTGATCCGTGATGACTATGACCCGGAGAGCCTACCGTTATTCGACGAGGACTGTGGCCTCCTGAGCTTTGAAGAGGATGAAGCTTCAAGCAGCCTGCTGCCGCCCAGCCAACTGATCGTCAAGTACGTTGACGCCATCACCGGGGAGACACGCTCGGCCCGCGCCATTAATGCCGCCATCGCGCAGAGTCAGGGCGGCCCCTCTATCGAGACGATCGAGTACCCAGGCCTGCCGACTGGGGACTTGGCCGGACGGGTGGCGGCCCGCGATATGCGTATCAAGGGCAGCGGGTTGCGGCGCTTCAAGATCAAGCTCGATCGGCGGGCTTATGCAATTGCTCCAGGTAAGCCATTCCGGGTTCGTTCATTGAAGCGAGGCATTGCCACCATGGTGGTGCGTGCCGGCAGGATTGAGGACGGCACCCTCAGCAGCGGCGCCATCACCATCACCGCTCTGCAGGATGTGTTCGGCTTGCCAGCCAACAGTTATGTGCCGGTGCCACCAAGTAACTGGGTACCACCTGATGCCACGCCGAAGGCGATCGCTACTCGACGCTTGATGGAGGTTCCCTATCGGGATCTGGCTGGCTCCGTCGATCCCGCCAATCTGGCGCTGATTGACGTGACCAGCACCTGGCTTGTTGCGCTGGGTGTACGTCCATCCGGGCTGGCGCAGAGCTACACCGTCACCAGCCGCCCAGGGACCACCGGTAGTTTTATCGAGCGCGGCAATGGCACTTGGTGCCCAAGTGCGCTGCTAGTGGTCGATCTGCCGCCTGGCGTCACTGCTGCCACGCTCACAGCTGGCGTCGACCTCGATGACGTCACTGTTGGTATGGCCGCGCTGCTGGACGAGGAAATCGTGCGAGTCGACGCTATTAACCTGACCACGGGTGCGATCACGCTCGGTAGAGGCTGCGCCGACACTGTAGAGGCGCAGCACGCCGCAGGTGCGCGGTTGTGGTTTTACGATGGCAATGACGGTGAGGAAGGCATTGAGTACAGCCCCGGCGTAACGGTCCAGACGCGCTTGCTGACTAACACCAGTCAGGGCCAGCTAGATCCTGCGTTGGCCGGTACAGACAGCATTGCCCTTGCTGGTCGGCAAGGGCGGCCATATCCACCTGGGCAGTTCAAGATTGCGGGGGCGAGCTATCCGGCCAGCGTGACAGGTGATGTCGTTGTCACCTGGGCCCACCGTGATCGGATCAACCAGGCTGACCAGATGATCGACGCCACTCTGGGCAGCATCGGTCCTGAGGCCGGCACCACCTATAGCGTCCGCCTGCTGCGGGCTGACACCAGCGCGGTACTAGCCAGCCAGACTGGGATTACCAGCAGCACGGCGACGTTGACCACAACCTATGTGGGCGATGTGGTTGTTGAGTTGTGGGCTGTGCGAGATGGGATGGAGAGTTGGCAGCACCAGAGATGGACGTTTGGGCATGCCAACCCGCTGCCACCTTGAGAGAGTTATTCGACAGGGCGAATCGAGATATAGTCGGCCCTCAGATCCCTTTATAGATGTGAGGTCGTTATGGCAAACCCGGTGAATAGCACCACAGGCAGTGGCTGGAAGGCTGAGTTGGATATGCTGCCTGAGGCGAGTGAAGTTGAGTTTCTTCGCTGGTTCTACCTGAACGCCGATGATGTTACGCGGCGTGCGTTGGTAAAAGAGTTTCATCTGACACA